GGTATTATTTGAGCGCGAAGGCGTGCGCCGGGATACTGCGCCGAGCCGAGAAACGGGGCAAGAAGTTACCGGAAGCGTTAGAGAGGGCTCTCACTGGGATGATTCAAGAAACGCACACCCGACATTAAACCAGTCGCACAACGTAGGCGGCATCGGCGCGAGTAATCAAGAAGTGTTCAGCCAACGCGGATCGGGTATTGTATGGCCGGCTAACTTAACCTCAACGTTAAACGCGTCTTTCGGGGACAAGCAAGGACTAGAAGACCAACACGTAAACAGCGGGTGCCCTTTATTTGTGCCAGACACTAGTAAAACACTACTCACGAAACCTAACGACGCTATGGCGGACGACCTGCAAACCTACGTCGTACACGATAAAGCAACGCGACACCAAGGCGGAGGCGATACTCGCAACGGTGACGGGTCGGGAAATGGTCTCGGAGTATCAAACCCTAACGACCCTAAGTATACGCTAACGACGGGCGACCGTCATGCGGTGTGCTGGAAGCACACCGCAAGCGGGGAACTACGAGAGTCCGACATAGCCTATACACTCAACACCAACAGTAACGCAAGCGGTAGGAATACGGGGCTACTACGTGCGCCAGCAGTACGGCGCCTAACCCCCGTAGAGTGCGAACGCTTGCAAGGGTTCCCCGATAATCACACGTTAATACCCTACGGTGCAAAGCAGAAAGTCGACGAAGAAGTGCGCAATTACTACAGTCGTTTACTGCAAAGAGAATTAACCTCTGAAGAGCAGCGTGTGCTCGCGGGTGACGGTCCGAGATATAAAGCGATCGGGAATAGTAAAGCCGTACCAGTGGTGCAATGGCTTGGTGTACGCATAGCAATGGAGCTCTTGAAATGAAATACGATATTTACAACCCGCCGATCCGTTGCGACCTTATCGTTTCAGATCCGCCGTGGCAATATGGGTCACGTGGCGCTCGCAGCGGTCGTCACGGTGAGCTCGACTATCCGACCATGACGGTTGAGGAAATCTGCGCACTACCCGTGGCCAACGTTGCGGCAGATACGGCGGTGCTTCAGCTATGGTTTACGGGCGCGTTCGGTGAACAGGCATACCAAGTGTGCAGAGCGTGGGGATTCGAGCCGGTACGTATCGATCGCGTGTGGGCTAAACGCACGGTTAACGATAAGCCGCACGGCGTGCCTGGTCCATGGGGTATGTCAGATTGTGAATTTATTCTACTCGGTACGCGCGGCAAGGCTAACAGCACGTTACTGTCGCACGCTCGGGGCTATACGCTCGCCTCCGTCGAGTATCCAGGGCGTCACAGCCGTAAGCCTGTCGATTTTTACGACGAAATGGACGACCGCTTCGCTAACTGTCAGTTCAGGCTTGAAATGTTCGCGAGGGAACCGCGCCCCGGTTGGTTCGTTTGGGGTAATGAAGTATGATCGTACTTGTAACAGGCGGTCGTGGTTACGTAGGCGATATTGACGAGGCTATGAACCTTTTCCACCAGACAAACCCTATCACCATGCTTATCCATGGTGACGCGCGAGGCGTTGACCGCCGTTGCGCTGCGTGGGCTAATCGTCTTGGTATTCATGCGGCTGCAGTTCCCGCACTGTGGGACTCTTACAGCCGAGGAGCGGGACCTAAGCGTAACAGCGCTATGCTTTTACTCAAACCGCAATACCTAGTCGCTTTTCCTGGCGGTAGTGGGACGGCGGACATGGTGGGACGGGCCGAACGCGCAGGTATACCGGTCTACACACCTTATCCTTCGCACTGACTCAACACTAGCTCTGCATGTCGCGGGGCTTTTTTATGACATACGTCACATTTCTATCGCTTTACTCTATTATTACACAGTGTAGTGTCGTATTATTACCTCAACGAAACGAAACACACTTACTAAATCGGAGCGACACCATGACTAAGCAGCAACTTACAACAAAGTGGGAAAACCTAATCAAACAGGAAACTGGCGAGACAGTTAAATGTTCTCTGAACGGTGAAGACAAACTAAACGTTATGTGTTCGGAGCTAGGTCAGTTTTTCATCAACGGGTTTTTCGCGGTATACGGTAAGAAATGCGAGTTCGTTAACGGTGGGTTAGTTGTGGAGTTAGATTAATGCCGAGTGCTAACGAGTTTATGTCGGGTTTCAAAGCCCGACACACTAAACCTAAAAAGCGTACAAATTGGAAGAAAGAGTTAAAAGCCGAACGAAACCGCGTACTAGACGAGGCGATCGACAGGATACGTGCAAAGCTTAGATCCGAGAGGTTACCAGAATCCTTCAAACGAGGACACTACGCTGCGATAACAGAATTGGAAATGATGAAAGACTAGACCGCCTTCGGGTGGTCTTTTCGTATCTGGACGTCTTGACCCTCTTAACGGTTACACGGTAATATCACAGGGTAACACTAAATAAGGAGGTTACATGTCTAAAAACCTAATCGTGGTCAATAACGATACGCTGGAACGCACCGAGGTTAATCTCTCGGTTCAGTTTCCTAACAGTCGTTTTTACTTATCGAGCGGAACCACGCCGTCACTAAACGTTAAAGAGTTCGTAGAAAATAAGGTCGTCCCTGACCCTGAAGGCCGCGTCCACACGGCGGAGCTCTACAAGGCATTTAACGAGTATTACAAGGGTAAAGTCCATAACGGCACACTAGCGAAAGAGCTGAAAGAAGTTTTAAACCGTTTAGGTGGTGTTAAGAAAGTCGTGTCTATTAAGGGGGTTAAGTTGCAAGGTTACGCGGGGGTGCGATTGAAATGATCAGAATAACATTATTAGAGTCAGCAGGGCATGTTCTGTATACGCAAAACTCCGATTACGAAGTCGAGAACGTGTCGCGGATCTGCTCTTTCCTAACGTCTCCCCACGCACTTAAAGAATTGCAGACACGCAAAGAACGCGTCGTATATGCGGGGGAAATGTCGCGCCTAATACGCCCCTGTAACCCTAACGAGTGGATAGACCACGAGACCTACGAAAGCATGAAACGCATGTTACAAGGGCATGGTTTACCTGTTGAAGGGCGGTTTTTCTATAATGAATTGGTAGAAGAAACCGGTGCGAAAATACCCCTACAATTCGTACACGATGCGTATTGCCTATTTTGCGAGAGGATTAAACACACTCCGCTACCAATAAAAAGGTTCGGGAAGGTGCTTCGGGACCATTACGGGGCTGTGACGCGTCAAACTACCTATAAGTCGCGTAGTGTGACGTGCCTCATTAACTATAAATTATTATAGATTCTCACTGATTATCTATAAGTGAGTTATAGATAAAGATTACGGTACGGCGTTCATCTATAAGCGACATTACGAGGCAGCGTACCGTAATACTCAATATCTATAATTATTTGGGGTGTTTTTATAGATGGGGTAACAGCGGTAAACAAAAGTAACACACGATTTTTTACCGCTAAGCCCTTACGTAGCAAGGGCTAGAGACGAAAGTAACACAGGTTAATATCCTATATAAGTATATAAAGTAATAATATATAAGAAATTATAGAAAGTAAGAAATTATAGATAATAGATAAAAGAGCTTATATAAAGGGAAATTTTCAGGGGATTTACGCTAAGCCCTTATGTGACGGGGTTTGAGCTGTCACACGGGCGTGTGTAACCCTCTATTACGATACAGCGTTCCGTAATGCTTCGCTCGTTGCGCCTCGTGGCGATACTGGTTGCACGTTACGGGTGCGGTGCGCTAATATCGCAAGCATCAAGAGAAATAACCGAGAGAAATTTACACATGGCGATACTATCCGACGAGGACTTGAAGCTGTGTGACCTGATTTGGTTCGGACCGTCGAGAGGGCACGACAGCGTGACGGTATTCGACATTCACTTTCCAAACGAGCGGCACACACGCAACAACCAGCAAAAACTACAGTACATTTCGCAGTTCAAGCAGCGCGACAACGTGAAGGCGCGTCTCGCTGAATTACGCGAAGAGGCGACGCAACGCTTCCGCGACTCGATCGCGGAACTGCCCGCACAATTCGGACGCCTGGCAATGGATCCGAAAGAACGTTTCGCATTCCTACCTCACGAGATTGTCGAGCGCACAAACGCGAAAACCGGCGAGGTGTTGGGGTACGTATCGACTCCGGTCGTACAAGACCCGTACGAAGTCCCGCAGCACTTGTGGCCCTACGTCGAAGAGTTCAAGTTCGAAGCGCTGATCGGAAAGTTCGTTGTAATACCTCGCGAACCGGTCGGCGAGAAGACCCGAGCGAAGTACGCCGACATGTTGGCCAAGATGGGCGGCGCGTATGCCCCTGAACGCCTCGAAGTGTCAGGACGTGACGGTCAGCCAGTCGAAACGATTAACACGACCATGAGCGCCGTAGAGGCCGCAGAAATTTATAAGAAAAGTATCAAGGGCGAAGCTTGACGCACCGCGACGGGTGCGCTAGTATTCGTTTCGTGGGTGTCAAGCTTCGCCACTCACATGTACTCGGCTAGGTTGGTGGGCACATCATCTGAAGCCTAAGTCGCTCCAGGCGCGCCGAGTAACCCCCTTTCCTTCGGAGCGAACAGGAGCACGACATGCAAACCGATACATACAAAGCACTCTGTAAACTACTCCAAGGCGACTATCGCAGCGAATCAAGCATCCAGCTTGTAAAACGCGTTGAAGGGCTTGTAAAAGCGCTACGCACTGAACGCGACGAGCTACGAGGCACGATTAACGGCCTCAAGCAATTAGTCGAACTTCCAGAGTCGGCAGGACTTACCGAGTTATTCAACGCTGTCGAAGCGCTTGAACTCAAAAAGTCGGAGCAGGACGACGCGGTACGCAGTTTAAAATCCGCAGAGTTTACCAACAACGGGATGTGTAAAGCGATGGAACAGACCGCCCGAGTTGAAGAACTACTCGCAGAACTCCACGACACGGCTACGCTGCTATTGAACAACAACGCCATGGATACTAACGTACTGACGTCGGTGCACAAACTACTCGCCCGTCCAGACACCACACAGCCCCAACTGAACGAAATCCGTTACGTACTGCATGGCGACATTCAGCCGTGTACAGTGCTTTACAGCGACGACACGACCACCCTGTTACGCCTCGACGAAGGCGACATTATGTGTGAAACCGATACGATCGAATGGTCCGACTCGGTTACGTACCGTTGCCAGGAGTTGCTGAAGTTGGTTGACGTTAGGTCGTCAGGACGTGTAGCACCGCTTCTTGCACAGCTAGTACGTGACGAGCGTATCGTGCTTAACGACGAGTCGCCAGTTGACAGCGATGAAGTTTTTACCACACAACCGATGGTCGCCCGTGCACCGATGCAACGACCACAGGAGCGCTAACCATGAAACTACGTAAAGCATTACTCACCCTAACGCTATTAACGCCCCTAGCGTACGCAGAGCCGTCGAACCTTGAAAAGCTGCAAGAGCTCGAAAAGTTCCGAGAAACCGCTCAGGCTGGCATACGTCGCCAAGATGAGGCACTAGCGCGTTACATGTGTAACCAGTCTATCGACCCGAACTGTGAAGCTCAGGCGTTACGCATCCTCAAACAATACACCGCTAACGCGATAAAGATGTACAAAGTCGAAACGCAGTACCAAGAACTTAAAGCGAAGTTAACGGGCGGTAAAACCGTACCAAGCGATAAGACCCTGGTCGCGGGCTTCCAGTAACATGACCGACTACGTAACGGGCGGCCAGTCAATCGACACCGTCCTTGCGATGTTTTACTGCTTCCCACTCGCTCCGATATACCGTGAAAAGCCTCACATGGTGATACGCCCCGACGGGCGTGTACACGGTGTATTCCCTGACGCTCGCACCGTCTTCGTAATGGAACCCGACGACGTCACGGTGTGGCAAGCAGCATACGACGCAAACCTCGCACTATTCCCACTGAACGCTTAACGCGCTACAATAGCCCCTATAACTGAACACACGTATAGGGGCTACAAAATGCCGACACCTTCAGGTCTCGTGACCAAGCAAGAACTAATCGACGCACAACTCGACACGGCGCACCTGGGGCGTGTCGTAAACTCAAAGGACGCATTGGGCAACCCGATCACCACATCCACTAACCGCACAGGTGGCACGAACCGCACGCTTGACGCACTTGAGGCTGATTACCTCGAAGCGATTCAGGGCGCGGGCGGTATTCCGATCGGTACGTGGACGGCAGGCGTTACGACGTTTAACGCTTTCAACGAATACGCGATCTATAACGGCATCCCGTACAAGCCGCGCACCTCTGCGACCCTGCCATACGTGGCGCAAGGCGCGAACCCGACAACCGGACCGGACGACGCGAACGTGCAACCGTACCAAGAGATAACAGAAGCTCAGGTCGTTGCGGTCGTTGAGGAGACTATTCCTGATTTGACCAACATAGTTTACAAGGCTTCAGGGGGTAATTCTGCTGTTGAGAATATGATTGCGGGGGTGCCTATTGCGATTAGTGTTGGAGATACCGCAAGCACAGGCGCGGGCAGTTGGAAGCGGATAGCTAGTAACGGGGGTGTGTCGGACTT